TATGATGGTGAGAAACTAAAGATATTAGTGCACGATGAAAGTGGTAAATGGGAAAGACCTGATAACATATTAAACAACTGGAGAGTTACAAAAACTACATTAAGACTTGGACGTAGAATCGTAGGTAAGTGTATGATGGGCTCAACTTCAAATGCATTAGATAAAGGTGGGAACAACTTTAAAAAACTCTATTACAATTCAGACGTTACAAAAAGAAATAAAAACGGACAAACAAGTAGCGGACTCTATTCTCTTTTCATCCCTATGGAATGGAACTACGAAGGATTCATGGATACTTTTGGATCACCTGTATTTCTTACGCCAAAAGATAAAACAATCGGAAGAGATGGTGTTGAAATTACAATCGGAGTAATAGAACACTGGGAGAATGAAGTTGAAGGTCTAAAGAACGACACTGATAGTTTAAATGAATATTATAGACAGTTTCCAAGAACTGAAGCCCACGCGTTTAGAGACGAAACTAAAAATAGTTTATTTAACTTAACTAAAATATACCAACAAATAGACTACAACGAAGAGATAAACAACATTTCTTCAGTTACTAGAGGTAGCTTCATGTGGAGCAATGGTATAAAAGATACAGAAGTTATATTTACTCCCAATAATAATGGTAGGTTTTTAATATCATGGGTTCCACCTAGAAACTTACAAAATAAAGTTGTAATAAAAAACGGAATTAAATATCCTGGAAATGAGCATGTTGGGGCATTTGGTTGTGACTCATACGATATTAGTGGTACTGTAGACGGTAAAGGATCTAATGGAGCGTTGCACGGGCTAACAAAGTTCAGTATGGAAGATGCACCTCCAAATCATTTCTTTTTAGAATATATAGCTAGACCACAGACAGCTGAAATATTTTTTGAAGAAGTTTTAATGGCTTTGGTTTTTTATGGTATGCCTATATTGTGTGAAAACAACAAACCAAGATTTCTTTATTATTTAAAACGTAGAGGCTACAGAGGTTTTAGCATAAATAGACCAGATAAAATTTGGAACAAACTATCTGCTACTGAAAAAGAAATAGGTGGAATACCAAACTCAAGTGAAGATGTAAAACAGTCGCATGCTGCTGCTATAGAATCTTACATAGAGGATCATGTAGGTGAGTTACAAACAGGTTATGGTGATATGTATTTTCAAAAAACACTAGAAGACTGGGCTCAGTTCGACATAAACAATAGAACAAAACACGATGCTTCTATTAGCTCTGGTTTAGCTATAATGGCTTGCAACAAAAATAAATATAGGCCAGTTCCACTAAGAACTAAAAAGACAGTTAACTTTGGTATTAAAAGATATAACAACGATGGAAGTTTTTCTAAAATAATAAAATAAATGCAAATACAAACTTATAATGGCAGTTCGTTTCCTGATCAGGTAGTACCTGAAGAGGTAAAGCAAAGCATAGAATATGGAAGGCAAGTAGGTAGAGCTATTGAAGGAGACTGGTTTAGTGGAACTAGAACAGGTGTGTCAGGTAGATTTAATAATAACTATAACACTTTTAGAAACTTACGACTATACGCAAGAGGTGAACAGTCTGTTCAAAAATATAAAGATGAATTAGCTATCAATGGTGATTTATCATATCTTAATTTAGATTGGAAACCAGTTCCTATTATACCTAAATTTGTAGATATAGTAGTTAACGGTATGGATAATAAGTTGTATGATGTTAAAGCATATGCTCAAGATCCAACTTCAATGCAAGAGAGAACGAAGTACGCTGAAGCATTGCTTAGAGATATACAGGCTAAAGAACTCATAGACCAGATCCAACAGGTGTCAGGTATGAATATGTATTCTACTGCTAATCCAGAAGAGTTACCTCAAAACAAAGAGGAACTAGATGTTCACATGCAGTTAACATACAAACAGTCTATAGAAATAGCTGAAGAAGAAGCAATAAACAATACATTAGCTTTCAATAAATATGATTTAACTAGACGTAGAATTGCTCAAGATTTAGTGATACTAGGTATAGGTGCTGTTAAAACTAATTTTAACCTATCTGAAGGAATTACTGTAGATTATGTTGATCCTGCTAATCTTGTTTATTCTTATACAGAAGATCCTAACTTTCAAGATATATGGTATGTGGGTGAAGTTAAATATATTAGCTTAAGTGAAATTAAAAAAGAATTTCCACAATTAACTGACGAAGAATTAGAGACGATACAACAGTACCCAGGTAGTGAATCTTACAATTACCAATTTAATGGACGTAGAGATGGTAACAGCATTGCTGTTCTATATTTTGAATATAAAACTTATCAAGAGCAAGTATTTAAAATAAAACAAGGACCTACAGGATTAGAAAAAGCATTAGAAAAACCAGACACTTTTAACCCACCTAAAAACGATAACTTTGATAGAGTGGTAAGATCTATAGAGGTTTTATATGAAGGAGCTAAGATACTTGGCCACGATATGATGTTAAAATGGGAGTTAGCTAAAAACATGGTAAGACCAGATGCTAATTTAGTTAAAGTTAATATGAATTACAATATATGCGCACCTAAAATGTATAAAGGTCGTATAGAATCTTTAGTAGGTCGTATGACAGGGTTTGCAGACATGATACAGTTAACACATTTAAAGCTGCAACAAGTATTAGCTAGAACAGTTCCAGATGGTGTTTTCTTAGATGTAGATGGTCTAGCAGAAGTAGATCTTGGTAATGGTACTAACTATAATCCAGCTGAAGCATTGAATATGTATTTCCAAACTGGTAGTATTGTAGGTAGATCTATGACGCAAGACGGCGGTGCTAATCCTGGTAAAGTTCCTATACAGGAATTACAAAGTTCTAGTGGTGGTGCTAAAATGCAAAGTCTTATACAGACATATCAGTATTACTTACAGATGATGAGGGATGTAACTGGATTAAATGAAGCTAGAGATGGTAGTATGCCTAATGAAAAATCGTTAGTAGGTTTACAAAAACTAGCTGCTGCTAATTCAAATACCGCAACAAAACATATTGTGCAAGCTAGTTTATATCTATCTGCTAAGACTTGTGAAAACATATCGTTTAGAATAGCAGATGCTTTAGAATATCCATTAACTAGAGAAGCTTTAAGAAATAGTATAAGCTCATATAATGTAGGTACTTTAGAAGATATGTACAAACTAAACTTATATGAGTTTGGTATATACTTAGAACTAACACCTGACGAAGAAGAAAAGCAGATGTTAGAACAAAATATCCAAGCATCGATACAACAAGGTAGTATAGATCTAGAAGATGCTATAGAGTTAAGAGAAATAAAGAATTTAAAATTAGCTAATCAAGTATTAAAGTTTAAGAGAAAACAAAAAGCAGCTGCTGATAAAGAAGCTCAGATGGCTCAAATACAAGCACAAGCTAATGCACAAGCTGAAACAGCTGAGAGAACAGCAATGGCAGAAGTTCAAAAAAGACAAGCTATGGCTGAAACTGAACTTCAAATAGAGCAAGGTAAAAATACTTTTGCTATAAAGAAAATGGAACAAGAAGCTGTAATAAAAAGACAATTAATGGAGATGCAACATAAGTTTGATTTAGAATTAAAACAAATGGAAGTTGATAGATTAGTTGAGAAAGAAAAATTAATTGAAGATAGAAAAGATAATAGAACTAGATTAGAAGGAACTCAACAAAGTCAAATGATAAGTCAAAGGCAAAACGATGGTCTTCCTTTAGATTTTTCAGGAGCAAATAAAAGTGTAAATGAAAATTTGCAAGATATAGAATCTCAAGAAATTGAGTAATTTATTAATTATTATATTATATTATGTCAGAAGAAATAAAAGAAACAGCTGGAGGTGAGTTGACTCAAGGTGAATTTAAAATTAAAAAGAAACCTAAAAAATTAGTTAACTCAGATCAACCAGTTGTAAAATTAGATTTATCTAAAAAAGAAGAACCAAAAGAAGAAACTGTTACTAAAGTTGAAATTAAAAACGAAGAAACAGAACAGGAAAACCCAATATCAGAAGTTGTAAAAGAAGAGCCAAAAGAGGAAAAGGTTGAAGAGGTTACACAAGAAATAAAAGAAGAACCAAAAAGAGAAAGAATAGTAGAGTTACCAACTGACTTAAAAAAAGTCGTAGATTTTATGGAAGAAACTGGTGGTTCTTTACAAGATTATGTTAGATTAAATCAAGATTATTCTAAGTTAGATGAAACAACTCTACTTAGAGAATATTATAAAAATACTAAACCACATTTGGATTCAGAAGAAATTGACTTTATAATGGAGGACAATTTTCATTATGACGAAGAAGTGGATGAAGACCGCGATATAAGAAAAAAGAAACTCGCGAGAAAAGAAGAAATTGCAAAGGCTAGAAACTTTTTAGAAGAGACTAAAAATAAATACAATGAGGAAATCAAGTTGAAACCTAAAGTAAATGAGGATCAACAAAAAGCTCTAGACTTTTTCAATAGATACAACGATAGACAGCAACACTTAAACAAGCAAAAAGAAGAGTTTGTTAGCAATACTAAAGAGTATTTTTCTAAGGATTTCAAAGGTTTTGAGTTTAACTTAGGAGAAAAAACATTTAACTATAACGTTAACAACACTGAAGATTTGGTAAAAAAACAATCTGAATTACAAGCCGTGGTTAAGAAGTTCTTAAACGAAGACGGGAATATTGAAGATTTAAAAGGTTACCATAAAGCTTTATATGCTGCTCAAAACGCTGATACAATAGCTAAACATTTTTATGAACAAGGTAAAGCCGATGGGATTAAAAATATAGTTAATAAATCTAAAAATATAGATGCAGCTTCACGTCCTCAAAACAATGAAGCTATTTATATTAATGGATTAAGAGTTAAAGCAGTTAATGGTGTTGATAGTTCTAAGTTGAAAATACAAAAAAGAAAAAAATAAACTAAAAACTAAAAAAAATGAGTTTTGTAACAGGAGGTAGTTTTCCAGCATCAATTGTGCCTGCACAGAAAAAGATGGCTTTGGAAACAAACTACTTAAATTTCGCTGGTGATACTCCAGCAAACGACTTCGCTCAACAATACCTACCGGAATTATATGAAGCAGAAGTAGAAAGATACGGAAACAGAACATTATCTGGTTTCTTGAGAATGGTTGGAGCTGAAATGCCAATGACATCGGATCAAGTTATCTGGTCAGAGCAAAACAGACTTCACGTTGCTTATAAAGGTTTAGCATCTAATATTAGTGCAGCTAGTGCTCCAAACACAGGTCAATTTGTTATTGAGCCTTCGTTAGTAGGAACAGCTTCTGGTGGTGGAAACCAAACTAAACATGCTATTAGAGCTAACCAAACTATATTGATCTCTGATCAAGCTACTGGTTTAGTTACAGCTAAACTATTAGTTACTAGTGTAACTGATACTACTTGTATCGCTGCTCTATACGGTACTGACACAGTGCCTTCTGCACTTTTAAATACTAACAACGTAAACATATTTGTTTATGGTGCTGAGTTTAAAAAAGGTACATTAGGTATGACCGGTTCTATTGAGCCTAGCTTTACACAGTACAATAATAGACCTGTAATTATCAAAGACAAGTACGAGATTAATGGTTCTGACACTGCTCAAATTGGTTGGGTTGAAGTTGCAACTGAAGATGGTACATCTGGATACTTATGGTACTTAAAAGCTGAATCTGAAACTAGATTACGTTTTGAAGATTATCTTGAAATGATGATGGTTGAAGGTGAAGATGCTAAGACAGCTTCAGGTGCTGCTACTGTTTTAAGTGCTGCTGGTTACGAAGGTACTGAAGGTATGTTCTCTGCTATCGAATCAAGAGGTAATGTATATTCTGGATTTGCTGGTGCTGCTGCTCCAGGTTCAGGTGCGTTAGCTGATTTTGACGAGATCCTTAAGAACTTAGATAAGCAAGGTGCTATTGAAGAAAATATGTTATTCTTATCAAGATCTACTGCTCTTGACTTTGATGATATGATTGCTGCTATGGCAGGTGGAGGTTATGCTTCTACTGCTTCCGCTTCTTACGGTCTTTTTGATAACGAAGCTGAAATGGCATTAAACTTTGGTTTCTCTGGTTTTAGAAGAGGTTCTTATGACTTCTATAAAACTGACTGGAAATATCTAAATGATGCTTCTACTAGAGGATTAGACAAAGCAATTGATGGTGTTTTAGTTCCTGCTGGAACTTCAACAGTATACGAT